CTTCTGCCAACTCTCCAAGATCATCTTCTTCTGGTCCTAGTTCGCCCTCGGTACCTTCAAGACCTTCTTCGCCCTCGGTACCTTCAAGACCTTCTTCGCCCTCGGCACCTTCAAAACCTTCAAGACCTTCATCGGCTTCCATTTCGCCAACTTCAATTTCTTCCGGCTCATCCATCTCTTCAACTTCAACTTCAACGCCGTGCTCAGCAGCAACGCCCTTAAATGCTTCAAGAGCATCACGAGCAAACGCCTCGACAGAACCTTCAAGATCTTCCTCTTCAACATCTTCTTCAACATCTTCTAGTTCAGCGCCGAGAGGCTCTTCAGGGAGCGCTTCAGCACCCAATTCTGGCTCTTCAGCACCCAATTCTGGCGGTGCGCCAAGTTCTTCATCTTCGGGGGCTTCAGTAAGCCCATCCCGCTGATAATAAGTTTCTTTTAAAAAGTCGCTCGCAATTGCCTGTGTACCGGCCAATTTCATAAAGCGGCGAACTGTACCTTCTTTCAATAAGTCTTTGTTCTCACTCATGGAAAATCTCCTTGTTTATGATTCCATGCCAGTACTTCTGGCGTATTCTTTAATAAATAGTTACAACGCCTTTAAACGTCTGTTTTTTTGTAATTTTTGTAAGGCACGGTCCTGTAGTTGTTTTATCCTTACAACACTTAAGCTTAGGCGCTTGGCCGTCTCTTCAAGTGTCATTGCGCCGTGTTTCTTTACTGACAATAGCGAACAGTTCAAATCTTTTTCATAATCTACCCAAACTCGGCAATCAGATTGACTACACCTTTTATCTTCTTTTATACAATTTTCTAAACATTTTCTCATAAATCTGGGTGCTCCTTTTCTATTATATCAAATATATTTTCAATTTCATTCTTGTTCAATCCAAACTGATTGGTGGTTTGTGCTTGTTTTTGCCTAGATCTTGTGGCCTTCTTTCTCATATTCTTAGATATTTTCTTTTTTTCTTTTAGCTCTTCTACAAAGTTTATCACGTGTTCGTCTCTTTCTACATAGGCTTTTATAATTTCATTAAAAAATTCTTTAATTTTTATGTTGTCATTATGTAGTCTTACTTTGAGATCTGCATGTAATTTTGTAACACTATCAAAGCAAATTTGTTTTCTGTCGCTGCCGTATTCTGACATACTATTTCCTTAAAATATGAGTTTTGCTTTCACTTAGGCCAGCGCTTGTTTGAAGGGTCCACATTGCTTTTGATTGTAGTTCTTCGATTGTTCTAGCTCCCGAGTAAGACAAGCCTGAAACAATGCCCCGGCGTAAATCTGCAAGAACAGAATCAACTGGGCCCTTATAATCAATTGAGGTGCATATGCCCTCATTAGAACTATAATGCCCTCTCCAATCCATTTGTGCATCTTTGCTAGCCATCCCGCGATATTCCTTTCTAATTCCACCTAGACTGTACATTTTTTCTCCAGGCGATTCCTCCGTTCCTGCTAACATAGACCCAAGCATCACAAAATCTGCGCCTGCAGCAAGAGCTTTAACAATATCCCCACTAGACCTGATTCCTCCATCAGCAATAATTTTAGTATCGCGATCACTGTAGGCGCAATCCATAATTGTTTGAAGTCCAGGCATGCCATGTCCAGTTTGAATTCTTGTAGAACAAATAGAGCCGCCTCCAATATTACACCTAATGCTGTCTGCACCCCAATCTGACAAATCATTAAACCCTTGAAGAGTTGCAACGTTGCCAGCCATAATGTGTACCATACTTCCCAATTCTTTTCTAATTGCTGTAATCGCCTTTTTCATTAAAATATGATGTCCGTGTGCGACGTCGATACAAATAACTTTGGCACCCACATCAAATAAATTGACGGCGCGCCTAAGATAATCTCCCGCAACACCAACAGAACCACCAGCAGTAAAGCACTTACGAACCAAGTTACATTGTTCTTTAATGGTATTATAGCGATGAATGATACCTATCCCACCAGCATTACACATGGCAATGCCCATAGCACTTTCGGTCACAGTGTCCATTGGTGAAGAAATAATTGGTAATTCTAGATGTAGACCGCTATCTAAATTATTGCTTACATCAACCTCTGCTCTGCTTTTAATATCTGAATATTGAGGTATCAACAACACATCATCATACGTTAGAGCTTGTTTCATTCATGAGCCTCTTCGTCATTTGCCATTCCAAGTAAAGCATAACCGCAAATATCTTTCCAAGGGCTTTCACCAAAAGCATTTTTTCTAGTTGCTAATCTAAACAGCTTATCAATAATTCTTGTGATAGCAAGGACATCATCATATGAATCTGATGGAATACCATCTGGATAAAGCACCTTCAAAATAGCAGATGCTTTTGCAAAAGAATTGCCATATGCTTTATTTTTTTCTTCAGTAAGTTTGCCTATTTCGGCTGCCAATATTTCGTATTTACTGGGGCAGTTTATGGGATTATCAACCATTCTTTTCCTCTATTCTCTTTTTCAAATCTTCAACAAGACTCATGGCTTTCTCCCAACATTCGGGACAATAAAGATTAACTTTTTCCTCTTGCTGGCGCACAACTACACTCCAAGACATGACTTGTTGCTTATCCATCTTATCAAAAGATCTTTCACATGTCAAGCATGCATCTGGTAAATGTCCGAAAAGAGCTACTTTTTCTGCAATTTCTTTTTCAGCGTTTTTCTTTTTCTTATTTAACTGGGTTCTTTTTAGTTTTCTCTTAAAGCTCATTAAACCCTCAACTTGCACAGCTGCTCGCCAGCAATCCAGTTCAGATCTACACGGCCCTTAACGCCTTCGATGGCGCCTGAACCGGTATATTGCCAAACTTCCCATGTGTCCCACAGTTTAGTTTTTCTCTTGGGTTCTACACCATCATTATAGCTGGCTAGCCAAAGAGGGTATTTAGAAAGTTCTTCTTGCTTATCCATGTCAGCCTTCATGATAAATAGCTGCCAAGCCCAGCGCGCAGAATATACCAAAGGTGTCGATTTTGTTTCTTTTCCAACCAAATTCAACCAATTTAAACACCAATCAACATTGTGATTATCATCAGTTTTCATCCCCTTTTCTACATCAAGTACGGGTACCAAATCGCCACGATGACATCCAGCCTTATCTAACTGCAAGAGAAAGTTTGTTGCCTCTTTCTCCCAATCTTTCGGATCGTTGGGTGACGTGTCAGGTCTTCCAAAGTGATAAGCGCCGACCATAAATCCAGCGGCACGAGCATCATCAAACTTTTTCTGAAATCCAGGGTTTTGATGTGTTGTCCCTTCTGTAATTTTAATCCAGGCAGCTGTACAGCCTGCGTTTTTCATTTTATTAAAATCCACAACGCCGTTCCAACTAGAGATGTCGACGGCTGGAGTTACATTAATGCCCAATGCATCTAAAGTGTTCTTGCCAGCTAGCCCATCCACAACTAATCCATTGTGCTGTTGATAGTCTCTCACTGCTGCTTCAGTTTTTGAACCAAACTTACCATCTGCCGCAATAGGCAAATTATTTTGAAGCCTTTTAACTTCTTGGCCCTCATCGCCTTTTCGTAGTGTATATTTTAAACTCATATATTTTTTCCTTTTTCATTTATCTGTCACCGGTACTTCCAAAGCCTCCGGATCCACGTGTCGTGCCTTGATTAAGGGCATCGCTCGCAATTTCCTCCACACCGCAATGTACAATGGGGATTAATACCGCTTGCGCTATTTTGTCTCCCGGTTTAACGTATTGGGTTTGCAATCCAATATTGTGAAGATTAACATAAACCTCTCCATCATATCCGGGGTCAATAACACAGGCACCAGTAATTAGTTTACGCTTATAAGCAATGCCTGATTTATTTTTAATTTCAAGCATATATCCATAAGGCACTTCAATCTTGAGTCCGGTTGGAACAAGCTTCGAATCCCTAGGGCAAATTGCAAGACCGTCGCGATTAATTATGTCTTGCCGTTCGCCATTGGGACAATAAAACAAATCCATTCCTGCGTCTGTTTCGTGTGCGCGCAATGGCAAATTTGCATCTGATCTAATTTTATAAACTTTTAAATTCATATTTCTCCTTTATGCTAGCATTCTGAAATTATATTTAATCGAGCGAGTACTAAATCCCCACTGCTCATCATAATCCAGCTTGCTCATATATGGGTGGTTTATATATATTTCATCTCGTTCGGGGCTGACCCCCCAACACTTAATTGAAGTTGTCGTAGAAGTATTATCAATCACTTTAAGAATCCAATATGTTTTACCATTCTTTGTTTTCTTTGGTATGACCTCTCTCGGAATAAACCATGCAACACCTAAATCATTATCCCACTCTCCAATTGGAGGAACTTTGTAATAATCTAGTCTCTGCATTACAGAGTTGTCCAAAACTAAGTTCATTGGAAAAATGCCGGTGAGAGAAACAAGATTATTAATTTTTTCTTCATCATTAAAATCTCCTTCCGGTTTAAATAATTCAATATTTTCTTCGAACTTCTTCAGGTTCTTCGGCCTAGCTACAACCGCAGCAGACCAAAAATGTTTAAGACCTGTAAATCTGTCATCTACCACATTGTTCAATGCTCCGCTCCGAGCTAAAACATCAAGAGCCTTTTTGTTCAGCTTGCTATACACAATATTATCATTAAAAAGAAACTCTTCAATAGTGTCGAAGGGTCTATTATTAATAATTTGTTCAATGGCCTTTTCGCCCAAGCCCTTTAAAGAGGTTAATGGTTGAATTAGTGTTTTGCTGTCTTTTGCGATATCCCACACAACACCCGAAGTGTTGATGTCAACCGGCTTAATCTTAAACTTAAACTTCTTTGCTAAATTAATTGCCTTTTCTTTCCTAGTCTCAGGCTCTTTATCTAAGAATGCCGCCATCCATTCAGCGGGATAATAATTAAAAAGCCATGCGCACTGGTAAGAAATAATAGAATAAGAAACAGCATGAGACTTATTAAACCCATAGCCAGAAAAGTATTCAAACGTTTTCCACATTTTTTCTGCCCAGCTTTTAGTTAATTCTTTCTCAACACAGCCATTAATAAACTTTTCTTTAATGGTTGCCTTTTGTTTTGCTACCGATCCTGTGCCTTTCTTAGTAAGCAGCTTGCGAAGTTTATTTCCCTCGTCCAAGCTTAAATTTTTACCAAGTTTGTGTGCGAGCAGTGCAATCTGCTCCTGAAATATGAGGAAGCCATAAGTTTCTTTTGTAATCTGCTTTACTAAATCATGTTCGTAAGTTATGTCTTCGGGATTTTTCTTGGCCTTCACATAAAGTTTATCGACATCCGCTCCTAATGGGCCAGGTCGATAAATAGATGTGATTGCTGCAATATCGATTATGTTTCGCGGCTTTGTTTTTCTACAAAATTTCTGGGCGCCATTTTCTGTAAATTGAAATATTCCAGCCCATTTACCTTTGTGGAAAATGTTTTCATAAACCTTTTGATCGTTTAAATCAATCTTTTCGGGGTGCAAAAAATCATCATAATATTTTTTAATGTCTTCAAACGTTGGACTATCAAATCCATGATGTCGCTTTAAGATGTGCCCAATTGCGCCCTCAATCATTTTTAAAGTTGAGAGTCCGAGAATGTCAAACTTAATAAAACCCATTGGTTCCAAATGTCTAACGTTTTGACCTTCAGACCATGGCGTTTGTGTGACACCTCCACTATTAATCAATGGCATGTATTTGTTGAGGTCTTCGCCTATAACAACTCCACCAGCGTGGCGAGAAACAGAACGCATCTGACCATATAATATATTAATATGATTTGCCACATGTGGATATTTGTTGAGAAAATTCTTCAGCGACTCTGAAAATTCCATCACTTCCTCAAAAGTCGGGCTATAAACTCCCGATTTAATTCCATGCTTCTTCTTAGCCAGTGGCGTAGCTTCTCTCAGCATTTTTGATGTGACCGTGTTAACTTCAGCAAATGGAATCTGATAAAACTTTGATATATCTTTAACCAGGGAGCGCAATTGCAAAGTATTAAAATTTGAGATGGGGACAACTTTATCTCCACCCCATTCTTCAATTAACATTTCTTTAAGCCCCATTGGATCTGACACGTCATAATCGATGTCGGGATAATCTTTTGTATCCTTTCGCATAAAGCGCGAAAACAGAAGATTGTATTTAATAGGATCAATCTGTGTTATTCCAAGCGCATATGCAATTAGTGATCCAGCTGCGGAGCCGCGGCCAGGACCAGTTAACTGTACTGAAGTTGCTTTATCAACAACTGCATTCATGGTAAGAAAATACTTACTGAACCCTCTGTCGTCAACAACTCCCAATTCTTCTTTAAGTCTGTCAGTGTATGCTTCGTTTGTGTGAAGATTTAATGTACGTAGGCCCTCAAAACAAAGCTGTGAGAGCGTCTGTGAGGCCGTAAAACCAGCTGGGACTACAAAGTCCGGGAGACGTACCGTATTGTCCGGTAGAAACGCCTCTATGCGGCTGTGAGCGATGCTATATGTCTCCTTGATAGAAGCCATAATCACGTCATCGTCATATTCGACTCCGCACTCTTCTGAATATCTTTTATAAGACTCCCAGATCTGATCGCCGTTCTTCGGATAAAGCTCATATCCAATCTCTTCAACGCCAATTGGAAGCTCTGAGCCCATCCATGAAGGCATGCCGCCTTTGCCGAGCCAGCCCAAACGTTTATATAGTTCCCTGTCCTTCCACGCTTGCTGTGACGGATAGTGGCTGTCGGCGGTCGAGATGAGGCTAAAACCATATTTACCGGACATTTGAATGATGTGTTTATTTAATTCGTGCTGTTCCGGAATGTTATTCCATTGAATCTCTCCGTACCACCTATCACCAAATATATCCATCATCTTTTGTGTGGTATTTGTCATTGCAGTACGTACGGCTTCGGGGCCCTTATCTCTATTTTCCCAATAATCTCCAGCATATACTCCACCGAGACATGCGCTGGTGGCAATGACGCCTTCGTTATGTTCTTTTAATGATTTATAGTCGACGCGCGGAAAACGATAGAAGCTTTCTTTTGAAAAAGATTTAGATACCATCTTAAAGATATTATTGAGGCCGGTCTGATTTTGGGCCAATAAAATTAAGTGGCGGCGTCGGTTTAATATATTCTTAACTGCCTTTTTTGATGAACCTTCGTCTTCAATGGTCGTAGCAGATCTTGATGCATCTAGCGTACGTTTAGACTTTTTGTCTTCCTTTGCTCTCTCATATTCTTCTTTCCATTCCGAAACGCTCGGAAGAAAGTATGCCTCTACTCCAAAAATTGGTTTAAAGTTTTTTCCTTCCGATTGCATCTTCTTCGCATGCAGCACTTGATATGCCAAACCATTCATGTTTCCGTGATCAGTTAGCGCTAGCGCGTCACAACCATTTTCATATGCATAATCCATATGCTCTTGAGGATATCCCAAACCATCGAACGGCGATCCAACGCCGCTGTGTGCATGTAATCCAACAAAAGGTATTTTACTCTTCATTATCGACTCCAATCAAATTCCACTCATGATATCCTAACACATCACCTTCCGGTTTGTCAAGAGAAACTTCACTTCCTAAATAAGTTTTTAATCCTTCCCAACTTCCTATATTATAATACCATGGTAGTTCTAAATTTGTGTCTTCCATTTTAACATATCTAAATACTTTGTCAAGTTGAAAAAATCTCGCTGACCACCTTTCTTTTACTGGAATTCTTTTCGATGCATCATAGTGTGGAAACTCTCCTGTCCCCTCTTTTCTAATGATTCTACGAGCTTCCTTAAAATCTTGTGCATCAAAAGTAAATCCCAAATATTCATTATTTTTTACTGTCTTATTTTTAAAAGAAATATAAAAGTCTTTTTTACTAGATATTTTATTTCTGTAAGGTATAACAGCTTTAGGGTCATAAACCCCATATGGAAAAGCAGTGTAATACTTATCAGGAACTACCCACTTACTTATTGTTTTACTTAGCCAATATGCTGTTAGCGCTCCATACAACACACTCCACGATAAACAATCTCTTTTGTCTCTATCTTTTGGGTGAATGGGCACATAATAAATTGGAATTGTTCTTTCAAATTGCTTGGGCGCCCTTTTTCTTGGCAAATTATATTTTAATGGATCTTGCACGAAGTCACCAAGTCGATGTCTAATTAGTGGCTGCATATCATCATGACAAACAACCCAAATAGTTTCACAGCCAGCGCATGCGCATTCCCAAACGGCTCTTTCAATGGCTAAATAATTTTTAGAAATGGGCTGTAAACAATCATGCCATGGAAAAGTAAAATCCAATTTTTGACCCGCGACTGGAACAATGCCAGCCAAATGAAAACTAGTTGTAAGTTGAATTCCCTGTTCAATCATCTAAATTCCAGCTTTTCAGTGTTTTCATATGTGTGCATACTAGATTTTATTATTTCTCTTTTGGTGACTTCCAGCTTTAAAGCATATTGGTTATTGCCTCCGCACTTTCTTCCCCCAATTCCCGCCTCTTTCATCATGTTCATAACTTTAAACTTGGCATAAGTATCAGAATATTCAAAATCCTCTAATTGGGAAGAATTTAAATAAGATATTGAAACTAAATCTTTCTTATTTGGGTGGTGACCATCAATTCTTTCTGATGGATAGAAATACACTTCATTTACAAAAGCGTCTTCAGTTTTAAAATAGTCGTGCACGTGCATTTGACATGATTTTGCAATAATCCAATCTAATACTATAAAATTTTCGTTTTCTTTCTTTGGAGTCGGCAATCCAAGTACGTTTTCATCATCAAACACCACAACCTTATCATAATCAAACTTAATGACGCGAGCGTCTTTTGTTGTGATGCTCAACTCTTCTTCTTTGATTCGTGTATTTTGCGCTTTTGTGCCTAAAAGATTTAGACCAGAATTCGAAAGTGAATAATATAGCTTGTGCCACTGTACCAGAGCGTTTTTATTGTTTATTTTTTCAAAACGATACGGTTTGCTTATTTTATTTATTATTATTGGTGCACCGATATCGCGAGAATAGAGGAGCGCTGCCAAATTGCCCCCCACTACAACTTTAGCCAAATGACGCCTTGGTAACGCTAACAATCATCCCTCTTTTTTATAGAAAGCATTAATTATCTTATTGTGCCTACTGTTGATTTTTATAATTTCTGTTTTCCACTGCTCTATAATTTTAAAGTGATTTTTTCTTTTAGAGTCTTTCTCGTTGTTTTTGCTGGTAACGCGATGCTTCTGTTTAAGCACATGACTAGACCACTCAGCAACTATCTTTTCATAATTAGTTTCTTTTGCGGGCGCAACTGTCATCCAGCATGTCGCCGCAACTATTACTACAAATTTAATCATGATTTGTTCTCCTTCGCAGTTATTTCTTTATATGCCTTTGCGGTCACCGGAAATAAATCTTCTGCTATTTCTAAACAAGCCTTTGCAACTTGTTGAATTTCCCATTGCGCACCCTCATGAATGCGCAAACCTATGAATTTAAATAGATTATTCAAGTTGCAAGTGCCATAATATTCTGTATATAAATTTTGGGGTAATACACCGCGAGCTTGCTCTCTGCAAACTCCTGAATCTAAAAGTTTATTATAGATATATAGTGACGCTTCGTGATGTTCTTTTAGCACATCAGAAGCTAGCCCCAACATATCATTTAGATGAGGATCAAACAAACAATCGGTTGATGCTTGTCTGTTCGATTCGCTTTGTTTTCTAAACATCGTTGGCTCATAGAATTCTAAATTAAAATCAGTATAACGTCTACTAATTTCATTATAGGACCATGTACGATGTCTGTGGTGTTGTGACCGAATGAACAAAGGCACTTTAAATCTAAAAGTAACCACATTGTGTTCTAGCGTAGAGGTATGTTTATGCTCAATAAGATATTTAATTAACTTGACATCACGCTTCGCAAGATCAGTAATGTGCTGGCCGAAACTGACGCGAGCGGAATTAACAATTGTAACATCAGAACCCATATGGGAAACATACTCAACAAAGCCAATATCATCTTCATAAAGTTCAATTTTTTTCATCAACTCTCTCGCCTGCATGTTCTTTCAACACCCGTACCAGGCGATCTTGCTCGATGTTTTTTAACATGTCTGCGCGATATTCTTTTAAATCATGATTAATGCCTGTGAGTTTTTTGCGCCATTCTACATCTTGTTTGTGGGCCTCATCGGCATGCCAATCAACTGTGAAATATCCCCACCTATCTTTTTTTCTCTTTTTTGTAACAGTTCCAAAACGGATACAGCCGCTATGACAATTCCAAACTAAATCACCGACTTTCATTGTTCTCCTTTATTGTGTTCTGTATATCAACATCACTCATTTCATAAACTTCGATTGGTTCAAACCAAACGACCACATCCATCCCGTTTGTTTCATAAAAAGCACCTGAATAATTTTCAGCGATGCCCCTAAGCAATAAGTCCATATTAAGCGAGGATGGCGCGGTTTTAATTGGTTCACCGTAAATGTTTGTTGGCCAATTGCGAGCTTCTTTCTTTAAACCGGCGGGATCTTTAGTAATATCATATACTTTATCAACATTAACAACAGCGGTATACAACGTTCGACTTTGCTTAACGATGTCTTCGGCGTGATCCAAATTTACATAGAAAAAAGCCCTCGGCAAACCAGAGGCTTGAAAATCATTTCTAGTAAAAGTATTTCTACCTGACAAAAAGCATTTAGGGTCTAAAATTAATACATTGTCTTTGCTTTTTGCATAGTGATAGAGCGTCATTGTACCATTGTTATTATAGTCTGCTAACACTGCTTCAGTTAAAAACTTTTTAAAATTTTCAAAAAGCTTCTTCATTACCACTTTAATCCTTGTTTGCTCTTTTTCATTGCCTCAAACCACGATTTTGGTTGTGAGGTCTTTTTATTTTCTCTAAGTTGAAAATGTTTTCCACTAGCTCTCGACCAAAAATCTGCATCCTGCGAAACAGTCTCTATACTTGTCCATGGGCCGGCCCAAGATTCTTGTATCTGATTGCCGTCTCTATCATAAGCATTAATAATTTTAACTTCATTGCCTCTAGAGGTTGTAGCTTGCTCTCCAAATATAAACGCTTCCTGGCCATATCTCCGAGATGCACCAATTGCAAAATCAAATAAAGATTCTGAAGTGCTTTCTTCTACTCCCTCTCCTCTTCC